TAGTTCTGGTATTTTTAAACTTTCAGTATCTAAGTCAACATCATCAACCTTACTATCATTCTTCCATAGATCTAGTAATTCTTCTAACTTCATACTGTTATTATATAACAATACTTAAACAGATTCAACAGTAAAAGATCTATAATTAAGAGTACAGTCAGCTTCTATATATGCTACATCTGAACCAGTAACATCAAACTGTAATGGAGATATATTGATTGGATATGAGTCAACAAATGATATTCTTATATTAGCATTTTGTGCACTTGTTAATACAACTAATGTTGCATCACTAAAAACACCTTGCATAACATTACCCATCTTACCTGTACCAGCAGTTGGTCTTGCACCTGCTGCATCATCATTTAATTGTTTGTATTGTTTAATATCAGTTGGAGTACCTAATCCTTGCATCCAATTGTAGATTTCAAGATAGTTTTTCATATCTTCATCTACTCTAAATCTAATATCCAAAGGTGCATAAGTTAGTTTAGTTCCAGCTAATGGGATCCTAACTAATGGGTTTGGTGTTTCTGTTTCTTGTAATGATACTGATGGTAAAGATGCACTTTGACAGTAAAAGTTTACTAATGGTAACTTTTTTACTATAAATCTAAAACCTAGTGGTGATAGAAAATTATTGTTATCTGGTTGTGTATCAAAAGCGCTCATAATTCTA